AACAAGATGTTGCTGTAGTTAATAATTTTAATGCTATCTTAGCTCAAACATTTGGGCCACAAATTCTTAATATGATTGTTAAGCAAGATGAAGTAGCTAGATATTTAGCAGAAAAATTAGGATTACCAGAAAAATTAATTAGAGATCCACAAGAACAACAACAAATAATTCAATCGTTGCAAAACATGGCGCAACAGTCTAATATGGCACAAAATGAGTTGGGAATCCCTAGTCAATCGCCAGAAGGAACATAAAAAAGAAACATCTGAAATAGATCAAACATTTGCTAGTGTTTTTTCTGGGCCTGATGGTAAAAAATTATTGGAATTTTTTGATAGTATTGTTATGAATGTTACTATTAATCCTAATGCTGATAGTAGAGTATTATGGCATTTAGAAGGGCAACGATATATGCTGCAACAAATTAAAAATAGAATTAAACGAGGTAGAGAATGGCAGAAGAAGAAGTAATTACTCAAGAGCAAACTGAATCTAGTAAACCAGATTATGTTCAAGATAAATTTTGGAACAAAGATACTAATGAAATTAATATTGAAGAACTAGCTAGTAGTTATAATTCTTTAGAAAAAAAATTAGGATCAAGAACAGAAGATTTATCTAAACAAATTAGAGAAGATATAGCTAATGAAGTTAAAGCTAATGTTCCTGAAAATTATGAAATTAATATGCCTGAAATACCAGAAAATATACAAATGGATATTAATGCTGAAATGCCATTATTACAATGGTGGTCTGAAACAGCTAAATCTAAAGGATTATCTCAAGAAGAATTTAATAAAGGTATAGAAGCATTTGTTAATAATGAAATATCTTCATTACCTGATATTGATAATGAAAGAGAATTATTAGGTGAAAATGCTAATCAACGTATAGAAGCTGCTGATCTTTGGAGTAAGAAAAATTTATCAAGTGATTCTTATGAAGCTATTGCAGAGTTTGCAAGTACAGCAAAAGGTGTAAAAGCATTAGAAGAAATAATGAAACTTAATAAAGACGCGCCAATTCCACAAACAGAAACAGCTATTGAAGCTGCTCCTAGTTTAGAAGATTTACGATCTATGATGAAAGATCCTCGATACTGGAAAGATGGTGAAAGAGATCAAGCGTATATAAATAAAGTTTCTATGATGTATGAAAAGTACTACGGATCACAAAAAGCGAGTTAGAGTTAGATGGAGAGACGCTATATCTCATGCTGAATGGTTAAGTCCACAAGACGCTATAAAATTTAAACCAGCTATTAATACTACTGAAGGTTTCTTATTAGTCAAAAATAAAGATGTCGTTATTTGTTATATGTCATACAATGACACAGATATAGGTGATACAACAGTTATTCCACATGAAAACGTTGTTGATATTTGTGAATTGAAATATTCTAAAAAATATGGCAGTAAGAGATAAATAGACCTCTAAGGCCCAAGATATGCCTGAAAAGATAACATATCAAACTCCTGTGAGACAATCTAGGTAACAACTAAGCAAACACGGAGGTTTAAATGTCTGCTTCTATTACTAATGCTTTTATCACTCAGTTTGAGGCTGAAGTGCATATGGCATATCAAAGAATGGGTAGTAAGCTAAAGAACCTAGTGCGTACTGTAAACGGAGTAAGTGGCGAATCTGTAAAGTTCCAAAAAGTAGGAACTGGAGAAGCTACTAGCAAAGCTAGACACGCAGAAGTAGTTGCTATGAACATTTCTCACACAAATGTTACTGCAACTCTAGCTGATTTCTATGCGTCTGATTACGTAGACAAACTAGACGAGCTTAAAACCAACATTGACGAAAGATCTGTTGTTGCAAATAATGCAGCATATGCTCTTGGTCGTAAGACTGATTCAATCATCACAGACGCTATGAGTTCTGCTACTACACTAGCAAACAATGCTGGTGCGCAAGGTGGTACTGTGGCAACTGACATGAACGTAGATAAGTTCCAAGAAATGCAAGCGCTTTTCGGAACTAATGATGTTCCTGATGATGGTCAAAGATACTGGGCAATCGGCCCTAACCAATGGTCTAACTTACTAGATGACGATCAATGGTCAAGAATGGAATACATTGGATCTAACGAATTACCTTTCTCTGGTATGAACTACACAGCGAAAAAATTCTTAGGTTTCTTAGTATTTGTTCATTCTGGTCTAGATACATCTGGCTCTACTGATAGACACACTATTGCATGGCACAAGTCATCAATGGGTCTAGGTGTAGGATCTGAAGTTAGAACTGAAGTAAACTACATACCTGAAAAGGTATCTCACTTAATGACTTCTTACTTATCTATGGGATCAATTCTAATTGATACTAATGGTATTAGAGTACAGAAGTGTGCGGAATAGGAGGTAATTAATGGCATACGAAACTTCAAATCCGATTAAGAAGATATCAGGAATGGGTGCTGGAAACTCACTATGGTTTTATACTGATGGTGACGCTAAAGCAGCTGTTGTAGCTTCTGGCTATTTCAATTCTGCTTACAAAGAATTAAGCAAAGGTGATGTTATCCTTTGTTCAATCGGTGTAGGTGGTACTCACGAAATGGACGTAATAACAGTTACTTCTGAAACTGGAGCAACTACTGTAACTACAGTAGCTCTTGCATAAGGAAATTAACAACTATGAGGGGGTTTATCCCCCTCTAGTCAAATAGGAGAAAAATATGGCAATAAGTGCAGCAGTAGGTGTAGGTAAAAAAATAATTGGCAAAGCAATTTCTGTTGCCAAAAAAAAGAAAAAAGATTTAGAAACTAAAGGTCGTAGAGTTAAAGGATTACAAACAGAAAAAGTAGTAGAAAAAGAATTAGACACTGCTATGAAGCAGTACAAAAAAACAGGATCTACAAAAGGTTTTGAAAATGTTAGACAAGGAAAAGTAAGTCCTGAAGGTTTAGAAAAAGCTAAAGCAATACAAGATACTCCTGATATTGTGACTGGTGCAGCAGCAACTGCACAACAAGCTACAAAAAAAGCTATAAGAGGTGCAAAAAAAATAACAGCAAAAGCTCAAGAAAAAACTTCTAAATTAATGGAAGGTACAACATTAGGTAAAGCAATAGGTAAAGATCCAACTAGAGCTGCTGAATTAGGTGGAGCTGCTTTATTAACTGGAGCTTTAGCACAATCTGTTATTAAATCTACTATGAAACCAGAATCTTTATATGATATATCTAGATTACCTGATGGAAGATTTTCTACAACGTTTAGAGATAAAAATAAAAATGTTATTTTTTCAAGAAAAGAATTAACAGCAACACAAATAGATGATGTAAGAACTAAATTAGCTATATTAGATAGTATTTTAGAATCAAGTGAACCATATAAAAGAAAAAATGAATTTTTAAATACTGCTCAATATTTAGGAAAAACATATGGAATATCTAATATAAGTGGTAAAAATATATCTCTTTTAATGCCTACTGAAGTTTATGAAGGAAAAACAACAACATATAGAAAAAAGAAAAATTAGTGTATGGCAGTAACCAAAATAGATATAGCTTCAAGAGCATTAGTAATGATAGGATCAAATCCTATTTCATCATTTACTGATGGTACTACTGAAGCATTAGTTACAAATACAATTTATGAAGAAGTAATAGAATCTACTTTAACTAGACATAATTGGAGATTTGCAACTGGTCAACAACAACTATCATTATTAGCTGACGCACCTACTGGTAGATTTGAATATGCTTATCAAATACCAGCTAATCCACAATGTTTAAAAATTTTAGCAATTACAGTTAATGACGCATTAATACAATACAATAGATATGAAGATAAAATATATTTAGATGGCTTTGGATCTCAAAGTGCAGTTATAATGGATTACATTTTTAGACAAAGCGAAGATCAGTTTCCTCCTCATTTTAGATTAGCAGTAGAATATAAACTAGCTAGTATCTTTGGTGGATCAGTAGCAAGAGACGCAGCTCTAGTTAGAGAATTTGATCAACTAAGTGAAAGACAATTATTAATAGCTAAAAATACTGATTCACAAGAAACTACTACTAAAACGCTTTCTACTGATAGATTTATAACAGAAAGAAGAAGCAGTCGTAGTGGACTTGTGGTCGGATAATGCCTAGAAAAATTAGACAAGTATATACTAACTTTTCAGCTGGTGAGATTAATAATTTACTCAATGCCAGGACTGACGCTAAAGCATATTTTGAAGGTGGTAAACAAGTACGCAATTGGTATCTATTAGATGAAGGTGGTGTCATGCGTAGACCAGCAACAGAATATATGGCTACTATGCCAGCAGAATGTAGAATAATTCCTTTTATATTTTCTAATGATGAGGTTGCAATATTTGCATTGTCTAACAATCGGTTAGATGTTTATTCCAATGCAGGAGCTGTTATTCAAAGCAATATTACTACTAATTGTAATTGGACAACAGCTCAACTTTTTGAATTAAACTATGCGCAATTTGCTGATACTGTTTTTATTACACATAGAGATAATCCAATAATTGAAGTTAAAAGAACTTCTGCAAGTACATTTAGTGTTTCTGAATTTGAATTTGAAGAAGATGAAGATGTGGTAGTTTCTGGTGCATATAAAACTCATGCACCATTTTATAAATATGAAAGCCATGATGTAACATTAACATTAAGTACAGCAGCAACAGGAACAGGTAGAACAATTACAGCGTCTAGTGGTTTTTTTACAGCAGATTATGTAAATCATTATTTAAAAATAGATGGATCTCAAGTTAAAATAACTGGGTACACAAGTCCAACAGAAGTAACAGGAACAATTATTGAAACAGTAGCTTCTGGAACTGGGCCTTTATATGATTGGGAAGAAGAACTTATTTCTATTCCTAGAGGTTATCCTCAAGCTGTTTGTTTCCATGATAATAGATTATGGTTTGGAGGAGTAAGAGATAAACCTTCAGCAATTATTGCAAGTCAAATTGGAGGTTATTTTAATTTTGATTTAGGAACTGGATTAGCTAATGAAGCAATTAATGTATCTATTGCAAGTGGTGAAGTAAATGAAGTAAGGCATTTATTATCTTCTCGTAACTTACAAATATTTACAGATAGTGGTGAATATTATGTACCTGTATCATCACAGTCTGCTGCAATTACTCCAGCAAGTATAGCATTTCTTCGACAAACACCTTATGGCTGCAATAGAGCTGCACCAATACCTTTTGATGGTGCTTCTTTGTTTAGTCAAAAAAATGGTAAAGCAATTAGGGAGTATGTATTTTCTGATGTTGAACAAGCATACAGATCTACAAGTGTATCTGTATTAGCTTCTCATTTAATTGATACACCAAAACAATTATCAATGATGACTGGTAATGAAATCAAACCAGAACAATTTGCTTTTTTCTTAAATAGTGGATCTAATGATGATGGTAAAATAGCTGTATTTCATTCTATTCGTGATGAAAAAATAGCTGGTTGGACTATGTGGGAAACACAAACTGGCGATAAATATCATAGTATAGCTGCATTAAATGATCAATTATTTGTTATAGTAAAAAGAGTAGTACCTTCAGGTACAAAATATTTTTTAGAAAGATATGCAAATGATGATAGCATTACTCTTGATTGTTCTACTACTACTACTGTATTTCAAAAAGGTACACCTTTAGTAAATGGAGCAAGTCAAACAGGAAATACATTATCGGTAGATGGATTTACTTCTGCACCACAAATACAAGAAACTTTTACTATTGCTGGTAATGCAACTAAATATACCATTACTGCTGTAACACAAACTGCTGCTGGTTATGATTTAACACTAGATCAAAACTTAGCTGTTTCTCCAGCAGATAATGCAGCTATTACTGTAGTAGATGGATTTGTTCATACAGTTAATGCAATTTATGAAAATACAGATACAGTATATGCTGTATATGGAAATGGATCATTAGGTGAATTTACAGTAGATAGTAATAATAGAATTACACTGACTTCTGCACCTTTCCCCACCGGTACTAGAGTAGGATTTAATTTTACTCCTATATTAGAAACTATGCCAATAGATAAAGAAATAGATATTGGGCCATTGACAGGACAGCCAAGACGAGTAAATAAAGCTATTGTAGATATATCTGGTGGTTTAGATATTACAATGAAAGCACAAGACTTAGAAGCTAAAGAGTTAGTTATACAACAAGTTGATTTTACTATTAATAGTGATACAACACCAGTAACAGAAAAAAAGGAATTTAACTTTTTAGGTTATAGTAAAAGTCCAACAATTACTATTAGCCAAAACGATCCATTACCATTAAAGGTATTAGGAATAGCTATGGAGATACAATTCGCATGAGTGGAGTAGAAGCAGCAACATTATTTGCTATAAGTCAAGGCGTTCAAACAGTAGGACAAATACAAAGTATTCAAGCTCAAAGAGCTGCTTTGGCAAGAGAAAATTATAGAATAGCAGCAGAATCAAGATTAGCGTCTTTAAGAGCTTTAGAAGCGGAAAATCAAAGACGACAACAAGCTGAAGAAGAATTTGCTAACAATGCAGCGTTTCAATCTATTGCTGGTTATTCAGATGATAGTATGAGTTTTTTAAATATTAATAAACAAGTAGCTAAAAATAGAAATAAAGATATTGCTGATATACGGTTAATGGGCAAAGTTGTTGATACAAAATATAGCAGCATGATGTTTGAAAACAATTTAAAACAAAAAGATTTAGTATTTGGTGGTTATACTAGTATTTTAGCTCAATTAGTAAGTGGAACTGCAACATATAAATATATGAAAGGAACTAAACAACCTGATATAAATATAGGGTATCAGTATAATAGCAAAGGGCGGATTGGATTTCCGTATGGATTATAA